CATATGTATATTATAAACTATTAACTAGAAGCGAAAGTAACTTCCCAATCAAGGGTAAGTGTTTCTGATGTAGTTTTTTCTTTATTAATAACTAATCTACAAAACATTGTGCCTGAATCTGCTGTAACTGTAGCATCATCACCAAATAAACCTATTTCTAATAAAGTGCCATTAGCTTCACTAGTATTAAAAAAGGTTCTAAAAGATGATGTAGCAGATGAATAATCTCTAACAGATATTTGTTTACGAAATAATTCAGTAATTAAAGTAGTATCTGTTGCATTTACCGCTGTTCCATCTGTTCCTACTGCACAATAAGTAATAGTAGCCTTCTTATTAGCTGGAATATCCATACCAGCAAGTCTTTCAGCTAAACTATTTAATCCAGTATTAACTACTAAATTTTTACCTTTAAAAACATCAGTAATTTCACCTGTTTCGGCATTTCTAAATGTGCCTTTTACATTAAATGTTATTTTTATATTATTCATAATTAATGTCCCCATTGACTGAACCCCCATTTTGCAGTTCCCCATTTGAAAGGTGGTGAGGTAAAGTCGCTACTTATTAACGTATCTGTAACTATTATATCCTGTGTGCTTGGTGTATACAATTCATCAACTGTTTCATCAACATCAGAGTTTACAGTATTTTTTTCTGCTTCTAACATTCTCTTTAGGAAAGTAATTATTCCTAGTTTTTTAGTATTCACAATTTCTACTGAATATAAGAAAATACCTTTACCAATACTAGTAGCAGTAACTTTTTGAATAAGATAACTTTCACCATCTATATCCATACCTGTTAAAGTAACATCAATATATTGTCCTGCTGAAAATCCTGATTCATAAGTAAAAAAAGAACCATCTACTAAGGTCGTAGCATAATCAGTTAATTCAGCTAAAGCTCTAGCACGAGCATCGTCTTGATTATTAATATCTTTATCAAAAATAGCAAATTCATATTGTCCTATATCTTCAATACTATCTCTATCTTCAACAGCAACTAAAACAGGAACATCGTATCTAAAAGTATATTTCATAACTGTGCCTACTACTGGAGGAACAGTAGTTATAATATATTTTTCTTGATAAGAAAGTAGATAATCAAAATCTTCAGCTTTATTAATATTTTTTATACCTACAGTTTTTACTACATCATCTTCTTCTACAATAAGACTTGTTTCTCCAACTGGTGCATGAGGTTTTTCAGGTAAGATAAATACTGTTTGTTCACCATCAGCAACTTGACTTATCGTTGTATCTTCACTTAAATATGTGCCACCTCTAACATAAACTCGATTTCTAATATTAGAATTATCTTTACTAATTGATAAGTCTTTTATCCAAGTGCTTGTATCTGTAATACTTTCAGGTGCAGTATTTGTAGTAAGTGGGAAGTAATGAATTGCTTTATTATAGTCAAGATACCAATTATAGCCAGATAACTTACATATTTTAGTTAAACAATCTCCTGGAGTCATATAATTAAAAACAATATTTTGAATTGTAATATTTTCAATTACAAACTCATCTGCTGTTATTTCTGAACCAATACAATAACGAAAAATTATATCTTGAATAACTGCTTTATCAGTCATATTTTGATAATTTTCTTTTACTAAATTACGATTCAATTCTCTTACATAACTAGTGCAAGTTAAAGTTAATATATTTTTTAATGCCCCTAATCTAATATAAGCTATTTCAAGTATTTTTCCACCAAATATTATTTCTGCACCTTTAGTAACAATAATTTCATCATCTAATTCAGGTGAACCTAAACCATCTTTATCAAAAAATTCAGCTTTAAATATAGAAGGAGTTTCAGAACTAACATTTTCAATAGACATATTAGAATTGATAAAGCAAACACTTCTATCAATGCCTTCTATCGTTATTATATTTGGTGTGTCATCATAAGTTGTTGTCATATTATGCTCTAGTTGAACGTGATAATTTTTTCATGATAGTATCTCCAATCATTTCAGCATAGGCTTCAGCTACTCCTGGAGAGCTTATATTAGCTCCTGCCATTGAAATAGTTATATTATTACCCATACTAAATCCTTGTTTATGAGTAGGTAAAATAGTTTCACCTCCATGAGCTATAATCATTCGTCTTGAACCTATTTGACCAGGAACAACACCTCCAACATCAAAACCTAATAAATTTTTAAACCAATTACCAATACTTTTGATAACACCAATATCTCTATTAATACCATTAAAGTCATCATTATTTAAACTTTGTTGAAGTGTTTCAGCATTATTTGTTGTTATTGTTGGAGCACTAGGTTTTTCATAAAAAGGTGAGTTTGGATCGTATTTTGGATTACTATAAGAAAATCCATTAGGGTCTAAAACTACCTTATCTGCTTCTTTACTAGCATTAGAAATAGCCTTATTAGTAGCTTCGGCATTAGCCTGGTCTTTACCTGCATTATAAGAAGCAGTTTCTTCATAACCTTGTTTATATAAATCAGCTACTTTCTTTTCGTGTTGTTTTTGAGCTTCTGCATTTTCTTCTTCATAACTTCTCTTTAATCTTTCAATGTCATCTAAAACAATAGCGTCTTTAAATTGAGCAACTTCACTAGCATGTTTTTCTAATATTGCATTTTCAGCATCTAATTTTTCAGTATATGCTAATAATGCATCTAAATGTCTTTGAGTTTCTTTATCAACTTCTTTTTTATAATCAGCATCTTTTTTAATAACTTGTGCATCATATTCGGCATTTTCTTCAGCTAATTCAGCTTGGAAAGAAGCTAATATAGTTGCATCTGCATCTAAACCTTTAGCAGTTTCAGCGTCTATTTGTTCTTGAATTGTAGCTACTTTATCTTCGTGGTCGCTTTTAAGAGTTTCCATATCATCAGCATAATTAGATTTTATATCTGACATATTTTCGTTAAAATCATCATTTTCATCAGCTATATCATCTTCTAATGCTTTCTTTTTAGCTAAATGGTCTTTAACCAAACTAGCCATATTTTCTTCAAAGCTTCTTTTTCTTTTAGCACAAGCTTCAGCATAAGCCTCATTTTCTTCATCTAAATCTTCTTTAATTTGTTGAGTTTTTTTATCGTGTGCAGATGCTTCTTTTTCAGTCCCTTTTACAACCATATTAGTTTGCTTAGGTATTTCTACTTTCATTTTGTCAGTAACACTTGAAACTGATGATTTTATTTTATCTGTTAAACCAGTTATTTTGGCTAAAATTATTCCAATACCACCTGCAACTAAAATACCAGCAGCAAGAAGTGGATTAGCTAATATCCAAGCAGCTGCGGCAGCTAATGCGGCTTTTATAGCAGCTGCAGCTGTTGCAATAAAGGCTGGAATTACTACTAATAAAAGATAACCAACAAGCGCACCTAATACACCCATAATTATTCCAATATTATCGGCTATAGTGTTACCTACTGTTTGGAATATACCTGATAAACCACCCATACTTTTTACCCAATCAGTAACACTACCTATTACATGGAATATCTTATTGAGAAATATTTCCATAATAGGGATAAGTGCTTGTCCAAGTTGTTGTTTAGCATTAGAAATTGTTGCTTTTAATATTTGAAATTTATCAGATGCAGTTAATACATCTCCACCCATTTTTTCAGCTAATTCTGCTCCATCTGCTATAACAAGATTCATAAGATATGTTGTTTTTTCAGCTCCTGTCATAGACTCCATTAGTTTCTTAGCTGAGTCAGGGATTTTAATACCAAGATTGTCCAAAATAAGAGGTGAACCTCTACCAATACCAGTAACTATGTCATTAAAAGCAGTAGTTGTATCTAGACCCATAGCTTTACCACGAAGTCTAGCAGTTACCATTAATTGAGAAAGTTCATCAACACTACCTGAAACTCCTAAAAGAGAAGCCCTGTTAGCAGTTGCCATTAAATCAATATCAGAAATTGTGCCTTTAGAGGCCTCACGAAGTTTATTTAAAGCTGATTCGCTACCATCACCAAATGTTCTCCAGAAATAGTTTGAAACTTCTCCTGCTGCTGCTGCATCACTAGCTAATTTAAACATAACAGCAGATACTGCTACTACAGCAACAGTAACAGCTGCAGCTGCAGTAACGATACCTTTCATGCTAGTAGTGGTGGTTTTCAAACTTGATTGAACTTGATTCATTCCACCTTTGAATCCACTCACATCAGCTGTTATTTTAGCGACTATAGTTCCAATATCCATATTATTTTATTTAACCTTTATCCGGCTTTGCTTTGATAATTGTTTCTTTAATTTAGCAAAACCTTGTTTATCAAGTTTATCATCTAATTGAACACTTTCAAAAGATTGATGATTATTTTTATTTGAAAGTAAATTCCACAAAACCTTTTGACTATCAGCTTCTAATACAGGATTAGTAACAATAGCTAATTGCATTAAATAATCTCTTTTATTTCTATCATCAATAGTTTTTATATATAAAAGAGCTTCATCAGGATATATTCTAGAAAGAATATAATCTTTAGTCCAACCATATTCACTAGCAAGTAAGTCGATAATATCATCTAGCCAGCTATATTCTGATTTTGAGATGTCTTCGCTGTTTTCCAAAGACTCTCCATGTTTTTTTTTACGATTTCAAAGTTATTTATTTCAAAAATAGCTTTTATAACTTCAGTTATATCGTCTAAACCATAAGTATCTTCCAACTCTTTAGCTGGAACATCTGTAGCAATAGAAAGGATTTCTATAACTTCTGGTAGGGAATCTGCAATCATTGAAGGTAATACTGAAATAATTTTTTCATTTGAAATAGCACCAAAACTACCTAATTTTTCAGGAAGCTTTTTAAATGCCTTCATTATTAAAGCATATTTACCTAATACTAATTTTTTTATAATAACTTCTTTACCATTAATAATAATGGTTTTTGTTTGACCATATAGGTCTATTGTTTGTTTTTTTGTTTCATTATTCATAATTTGTAATTTACGGGCATTAAACCTGCCTCAATTGTTAATTACAATTCTACTTATTAGGTAGAATCACCAAAGAATCCGAGATAAGCACCATCTGCTTGAGTTTCATCAAGTAATGCTTCGAAAGTAACGTCTGTTACTCTTTCACCATCAAAAGTGAAGTTAAGAGCAATTTCTGAAGTTACGATAGCTTTGTTAAAAACTACGTCTTCACTCAAATCTCCCGCTATATTAGCGATAGGATGTAGCACTAACGATTTTGCATATTGAGCCATTAATTCACCTGCTTGTTTACCTACTGTGATTTTATCAGCATCGGCTGTGCCTGCTGGCATAGCGACTGTAAGATTTGCAAGGGTAGATTCTGCTAATGGAACTTTTGCTGTTAATTTTTCTCCAATTAACACTTTTTCAGCTACAGTATTACCATATTTGTCTACGGTAATGTCGTGATATTCAGGTGTGTAAGTAACGATAACGCCACCTTTTGTGTGTCCTAAATCAACATTGTTGAAATTAACACTACATACACCTAATTTTACATTTGTTATATCTGCTGCCATTTTGTTTCACCTCCTAAATTTATAATTATTAACTCTTGTTAAGAGATAATTTAAGTAATTCTGCCCTAGTTGTTTTAAAGTTTATTGAGTTAAGGGTATTGCATTTAGGGCATTTAATCTGCAATCTCCCAGCATGGATGTATTCTAATGCAAGTAAGTTTCTGCATTTAATACATCTAAACTCTCTATAAGGTTCACCTTCTACTTTAATCATAACATATTACCTTTTAAATTTTAACATATTTTTTATCTCCGTATATGAGTTTGAATGTTTATTGAAAATTCATCTCGTTCGTTAGAATCACGACCAACATGAACTGGTTCTCCCATTAACTTTATATAATAGAAATAAACACCATCAGTAACTAATTGAGAATTAGTTTTTTTATGTAGTAAAGCTACTATAGCATCTACTTTAGCTTTACCAGTCGTGTAATCAACACTTCTAACATATATTTGAAATGTAGGGTCGCCTGTAGGTAAATAAACATCAGGTTCAAAACCTCCTGTATCTAAAATAGCAATACAAGCATCAGGTTTATCAGGGAAATAAGCTTTAAATATATTAGTTGCTAATGTGCCAATACTATTATCTTGTAAGTATTGAGCTATATCATCTAGTGGTTGACTCATTTTATTCCCTCCTTTAAAGTTTGACTAATAACTTTTAAAAAAGTATTAACATTTTCTTTAAGTGGATTTTCTAAATATTTAGGATGACTACTATTTGGATTTTCATGAACTTTAGTTGCATAGTCAGCATCATAGCTAACTTCTGTTGTTAATTCTTTTGTTTTAACTTTACCAGTTGATTTTAAATTACCTGTAATAACAGGCACTACTGCTTGAGATAAATCTAATAATTTATTACCTGCAGCATCTACTGCTTTAGAAGCAGTTTCATCAACTTTTTTTAAAAGTTCATTTGTTTTTGTTTTAAAATCTGATGTATCCCATTTTATATTCATATTTTTTAAATAGTTCTTTTAACAATTATTTTAATATAAAATTCTTTACCAACACCATCTTTTGGTTTTTCTATTGTTATAACTTTATAACTAACATTATTATAAGAAATTTTATCATTTATATCTAATTCAGAAACTTCAGTTGGTAAATAACAAACACCATCAGTTTGAACTTCTTCACCTTTAGCATTAATAATTGTTTTAACTTTATAAACAAATCGACCTTTATAAGAAGTATATGCAGCAAAATTATCTCTACCATAAGCATCTTTACTTGGAGTAGGGTAAACGAGAATAATATCGTGCATTAAATGTTTCATTAAATTATTTCACCTGTTCTATTAGTAATCCCTTTTAAGAACTCTCTAGCTTTAGGTGCTATTAAACG